GTCTGCTGTTAGCGTAGTCGCACCTGTAACATTTAAAGTGGTAGATGCTGTAATGGAAGTTGCCGCTACTGTGCTAGGAGTTGTAGCACCTAAAGTACCGTTAAATGCACCACCCGTAATAGTTGGGCTAGTAAGTGTCAAACCAGAAGTCAAAGACGTAGTCGTCACCGTACCCTGACCCGGTGCAATCACCTGAGTTATCGGGCTTGTGTAGTAAACATAAATGTTGTTAGTCCCGCTCAACGGAGCAGAAGTAAACGTGATGGTATTGGCGCTGACTGTGAACGCTGAACTGGGATTCTGGGCTACGTTGTCAATCGTTACCTGAACCTGCGCTACAGATGCAACTGGGCGAGATAGCGTAAATGCGGTCGTACTACCGTTACCACTGAAGTAATCAATGGCTGGGGTGAAAGCCTGTTGTGTGGGGGAATTACCGATTGCTGCCATTTAGACCACCGTCAATCCTGATACCCAAGCATCGGCTGAAGAAGACGCGCTGGCTACCACTACCAAAGCATCACTTGCTTGCAGAATAATCCTGTTGCCTTGAATCACCTCTAGTGACCCGCCAACCGCTACAGTGGCTGTCTCTACCACATAGTAGTTAACTGCCGAACGGGTAATGTAGACATCACAGGTGATGGGTGAAGTAGAAGTGTTAGACACCACAAGGCTGGCTACAGCCAATGTGCCAGAAGAAACCGTAGTGACGGTTGACCCGCCAGTGCTTATGTTCTTTACTCCATACGATACGTTGGTGTAGGTAGCCATTTCTTATCCCATCATAAAAGCTAGGTAGTACGCTTGGTCAACTGAAGCACTTGCATTTGGTGCCCATGTTGGCGCACTGCCGTTAGAAGTCAAAATATATCCGTTAGCACCAATACCCACTTTAGACAGGGCAGTGCCAGATGTGTAATAGAGCATGTCACCAGCGGCGTAACTTGTAAGCCCTGTGCCGCCATAGTTACTAGCAATAGTCCCGCCGTTCCAAGTGCCACCCGTGATGACCGTAGAGCCAAGGTTTAGTGCGTTAGTGCCCCAAGTTATGTTCTCTGGAATGTATCCGTGTACGTCCCATGTTCCGCCAACCGTGCCGTTAGATAGCAGTACAAGCTCAACCGCACCACCAGAGGCAACCGTGCCAATAGCACCAGTCGCATAGTCTTGGAGAGTCAGTGTGCCAGTTGCATTGTTGTTGAACTCAAACGCTACGCCTGTAGTCAGGGTGGTCGCATCAGGCATTGTGTAGGTCTGGTTGCCCGTGCCGTTCAATGTCTGTGAGTAACTAGAAGCCGCAGTCAGGGCTGTTGTACCGCCCGCCGCTGATGTCGCTGTGTTGGATTGGTTTAAACGGTTGATGGATACGTTCTGGTTAGCATCTCTCAGCATCACTGAGTTAGCGCCAGACGACGCAGTTACCCCCGTGCCACCATAAGCCACGCCTACAGTTGTGCCTTGCCAAGTACCAGAAGACACTGTACCCAACGCACTGACGTTATCAGATGCGTCTAAGTTGACAGACTTCTCAGATGGGTAGGTTACAAATACGTTGACTGTCCCGCTGAACGTAACCGCTGTTCCAGAGTTACTGGATGCCAGAATGGTTGTGCGCGTGAGCGTGGGGCCAGTAGTTGAGTACGTGCCAATACCCACTTCCCAGTTGCCAGTAGCATCAAAGGAAGAGTAGTACGTCGTATTCCCGTTGCCAACGACGGCAAAGGATTGAAAGCCCGTGACAGAGCCAGATAAGGTAAAACTTACCGTGGTGTTGGCTGTGCCAGTCTGTTGTACCCGGTCATTGAGGGCTAGAGCCATCTAGGACTCCTTATGATGTAGCGGTCGTGCTGTAAGTTACCGTGACAGTGTCTCCAGACGTAACAGTCTTGGCAGTGCTGAAGTTGCCTTCTGAGTACAAAGTACCCGCAGTGCTAGAGATTGTGCTGACTGCGCCAGTACCTGTCACCAAGAAACATCCATACACAGTAGCAGAACCTGTCATTGTGTAGGTAATTGCCGTAGCCGTTGACGTAGTGACGTTTGATGGGGTTGAGCCAGATGAACTAGCCGCTGCAAATACAGCCGTACCGCGCACTGCTGAACCGCCCACGGTGTAGGTAGTCAACTCAGTCCATGTCTTAGAAGACATAGTGTCTGTAGCTGCGAATGATGTGCTGTTGTTAATCAGACCTAAGAATGGGCCAACTGTGGTGTATGTGCCAGATGTGCGGAGCAAGGTGTCCAGCAACAACTCTTTACCAACGGCTACGACCAAGTTAGGAAACTCTTCGTTCCACTTGAGGTTGCCCTGTGCGTCGCGGCACTCTACGTGGTAGTAACCTTCAATGCCCATACCTTCTGGGATGGATGCGTTTGCTTGCAGTGTGGCTACGGCGTTATCGCCAAAACCGGATTGTTCTTTGTGCATATGTGCTCCTATAAGATGCGAATGATAGACGTTTCTGGGTTATTGGCAGGAAATTGAATCTTGAAATCTTGAGTCAAAGTTGTTTGATCTATTCCAAAATTAAGCACCCCCACTGACTTGTTGCTCTTAGTGAAATTATAGATAAGAGCCCCTCTTACAGCAAAGGTGGTTGCGTACCAGATTGGGTCCGCAAAAGAGGCATATCCGGTGTCGTTGCCAACACCCACAGTAGGCACTAAAAGCACTTGACCGCCTGCTGTATATCCTGCACTAGTTACTTCCCCAGTCGTCGTATAGACAGTTGTGTTGCTGTCCAAGGTGGCGGTGGAGTCGTACAGAGCAATCTTGAATACATCATTCAAAAAGTCATGCACCCCCAAGAGCACTTGCTGCTTAAAGGATGCGGTAAGTCCTGCTACAAACATCTAGTTACCTCGCAGGAATTTTAATTTGGCCATCACGATAAGAATCGCCACGCTGTTTGCCTTCGCCCAAGTTCTGGAGCAATGCAAGGGATTCTTTGTATTTGGCGTCATACAACGCCATCATGTCTTGCTCGCCCTTCATGAACGTATACGCCTCAACCAGTGAGCCGTACAGTAAGGAAGAAGAGAAGTTTTCGCTTATCCATGTTGTACCGGCAGTGACAATCGATACAGGATAGTAGTAGTAATGCAGCTCTGCTTTGTAGCTCATGTCAGGCGTAGGACCTAAGATGAACGACAACTCGTTTACGTTGTTGTAAACGGGGCCAAAGATTGCATAGTATTTTGGTTTGGCGGTAGCCGTTGGAGAAGGATAGACCTCACGTATGAAGTTCACGTCCTTACTAAGCAAATACAAGTAATCGCCTTGGAAAGTAAGCGCTCCAGATACTGTGCCGCTGTTTGCCACTGAAAGAGTAACTGTAGTCCCCTCTATCAGATACACAATCGCTCCTGTTCCAATTCCCGTGCCGTACACAGCCTGACCTATTTCAAGGTTTGTTGCACTGCTGACAGTAATCGTAAAAGCGCCTGACGTGCCAGTAGCAGTAGGGGTCGCATAGCTGTATATGGCCAATGAGTAGGTAGACAAGTAGTCATCTGGGGCAGACAAGTACTTATTGCCAGAAGTCAAGTCTCCCGTCACGTTCTTGCGTAAATTGGCAAGTTGGACTGAGTTGTAAATTCTCTGTTCTGCTTGGTCCACAAAAGTGGCAAGCTCCGTCGCCGAGAAAACGTTCTCGGTATAGGATTGAATAGCAGCGGTGAGTTCAGCGTAGGTCATGTTATCAGCGTGGTCACTTGTGCTAACAGCCCCGTGGCTGTCAGTTGTTTGGATGGCGGCATAGGCATCATACCTATGCTTGCAAAAGAAGTGTCAGAAGTTTCACCAACAAACACCGTTACAGCCATCCTAGCCTCCGGTCTTGGTTGATATAACGCCTGTGGCTCAGTGATATTTCGCTTTGGCTCCAACTGGGGATGCTTTGGCTCATAGCACTCTGGGCAGACCTTAAATCCCTTCCAATCCTTGATAAGCGTCAGCAGTTTGTAGCGCTGGCCACATTGGTCACAAAGCGCTATCGCAAACTTGCCAGATGCGTATCCTGCGCCCATAGTTACATCTGCGAGTAAGTTGGGACCAAGAAGACGCTGGCTGTGTCCCTATCTTCAGTGGCTGCACGGGCAAATTCTTCCTCGTACAACTGCTTAAGCAGCACTACGCGATCGGGGGCTTTTTTAACAGACAAATGGAACGCTAATCCTGCCGTCAACGCGGGCAAGAAACGGAATACAACGTCCGCTGTATTGGTGTATGCGCCTGCATTTTCAATACGACGAATGGCGTAGTAGACAAAGGTCCACGTCTGTGTCGAGTCAGGAGCAGGGTACAGATACACCGTGGTAGGCACAGAACGCTGTACATAGTACTGCGCAGGGCGTGACTGGGTGTTCTTATTTGGGATATGCAACCATTCAGCGCGGCTGATACGGTCAATTGTGATGTCTTGCTGGGTGGCAAGACCTGCATTCGTACGAATCACCGCAGACAAGGCATTGATTGTGTCCGAGGGGAGGGTGTACTCGTACACCCCAGCAGTCAAAACCTGCTGGCGCTGCACAATTGTCCACAGGTTTAAGCCGCGGTTTCCCCACTCAGCAAACATCAAATTCAGCGATCTAATCGCTGTTTTCATGTCGTAGCCATCACGAACTTCAATGCCGCAGCGCTCATACGCTTCGGCGATCATGTCGTCGAATTGCAGATCGAAGTTGGATACGCCCGAGGTGCTCATGGTTTAGTAGATTTTTGCAGTACGTGAACGAGCAGCACCTACGCCGCGCACCTGAACGGTGTCCCCGTGGACAGATTTTTTAACAGGAACGCTCAATGTGCGACCCTGAGAAGTGCTGCCTACGCCGCTGACCATACCGCCAGTGGCAAAGCCTTTTTTGGCAATACCAGCGCCTTTTTTGGCCATTCCGCCCGTTGAGTAACAATTTTTCATAGCGTCACCGCCTTTCCTAAATTTTTTGCCTTTACTGGCCTTACTGAAATCTTTGCCCACAGACTGTGGAATCCCTACCTTCTTTGCAAATGCAGAGTTGTGTGCCACTGCATCCATCAACTTTTTCTGCTTTGCTGACTTAGCTGGCATCAGGCCCTCGCTTGAATAAGCTGGTCAATTTTTGCTTCAAGCTTGTTAAAGCGTTGGTCAATGTGGTCAGTAATTCTTTGCACTTCTGCGTTAGTTGCGTAATCACGTGCGATCTCCTCGCGTGTTCGGTTGAGCAGGATTTCAACCCGCTTTAACTCGTCCGATTTGTCTTTCCATACCCACATGAGTACAGCAGAAAGAGCGGATAAGAGTGAATTCCATATAACCATTTCCATCAGCATTTCCATGCCCGCAGGCTTTTGTTAATCCTAGAGTTCGGGTCTTTCGCTGTTTTTGCGGATGTCAATTTTTTCTTCAGGCCTGACATTCTGGCGCAAAATGAGTCTTTCCTTGATCCGCCTTCTGGTTGCGGCGGTTTCAAGTTCATCCCTTCTTTTTTCGCAGAGGCTCGCCCCTTGGCGTTTAATCCGCCCTTGGGGTTCTTGCCTTCCTTGCGTTGCCATGCAGGACTCTTCATTTTTTGCTCTTAGGTTTCTTTGCTGTTTTAGCAGACTGGATAAAGGCGTTAGCAGTTGGGGCACTTTTGCTTCCAACTTTACGCATTTTTTCTCCAGAACCAGCGGCGATACGCTTTTTCTTTGCATTAATATTTGCATAGAGACCCGGTTTCATGGGCCTCTCCTTAGTACATCTTGCACTGCTTATTGCGTGCCATGCCTACGCCACGTGGAGCCACAGAGCCTGATGGGGCTTGATAGTTCTTACGTGGGGTCTGCTTTGGACCGCCTTTAGACATATCTTGACGTTGTGCACCGGGCTGGCGCTCGCCTTGATAGTTTGGATCTTCCATTTTTGTTGCACGTCCCATTTTTAGCTCCTTAGCCGTAAAAGAATGTGACAGAAGTCACGTTTGTGAGGGTGAGATAGGGGTCTGCTTCAAAACGTACGCCATCATTTGGGATGATGACATACATATTGCCTGTGGCAGAACTTACAGGAGTATCAAACTTAAGAAGTTCTGTACCGCCTGAGCCACCATCTTTGAAAGATACTGAACCAGCGGACGCCCCTAGTAGGGCATATACCCCTTTGATACGAGCACGGGGTAGACCAATACCGGTTGCACCGGTACTAGTCATCGTTTTTGCTTTTACGTCAAATTGAAAGCCCATGATGAGCTCCTATTAAGCCGTACGGGTAAATACGTAGGCGGTTGCGCTAGAGAACATGATTGTGAAACGACCAATACCGGTTGCACCAGCAGCGATAGTCAAGTCACCAAAACTTCCTGCTGTATCAGCAGCAGCAGTAGACAAAATGCCGTTGGTTGCCACAGCGATAGTCACTGTTGATGCGCCAGCAGTGTTGTCAACATACAAATCCAACACAGTGCCTTGCGTTGCGCCAATAGCCGCGCCAAGCAATGTGCCTGTGGGCAAAGTGATGGTTGTGGGAGATGCTGAAGTAGAAGTAATGTAGCCAGTTGCAACTTGTGCTGCAGTAGCTACGGCCGTTGCGTTGATCGCGGCTTTTGAAGGGTGATTTTGGTCAGTAAAAACCAAATTTGTAGTGGTTAGATCGGTAACACTGGTAGTAGCGCCAAAGGTGCCGGTAACAGTGACTGCGCCAGTAGTAGCGCTCTGAGTAATTGACTGGAAGCCGTTCTGGGAACGAACTGGTCCGTTAAATGTGGTATTTGCCATTTTTGGTCCTTACATGCAAGTTGTAGCGCATCTATCTGCATGTCGTCTAGCCCGGAAACTAGTTAGATGCGCCGGAAAATCCGGAATGCCTTGAATATACACCATCTACAAAAAAAGAAAAGGGGTCCGAAGACCCCTTTTTTGTTTTCCGTTTGCTTACGCGCCGGGAGAACCGTAGATACCACGTGGGTCAGACCAGCCGAAGCTGTAACGCTCACGGGCCTTGTAGCGTACGTTACCAGTGTCAAAGTCGCCTTCGAAGGCAGTCTTGATTGGTGAACGCTCGAACATCTTGAGGCCGTTAGGCGCATCAGTGATCAAGAACCATGCGTTGGTGTCTGTCAAGAAGTGGTTGACAGCGTAACCTTCGGGAACCAAGCCCATAGACTTGATCGCGTTGATGTCGTTGTCTGCACTAGAAGTGCGCAGAGTAGACTTCATCAGGCGCTCAGCCGTGAACTGGAGTTCCTTAGGAACGATCATCTTACGCACAGTCAAAGCTACGCGCAAGCCACGCTCGTCAGTGAACGCTGCTACGTCGATGATGCCTTGCTCGAGAGAAGTCTCGTTCAAGTCAGCAGGAACAGCAGGAGTGTTACTGAAGTTAGGGCCCAAAGCAGTTGGGTGAGCTGTAGAACACAGAGCAACACCGTCGCCACCTGCATAAGCACCGCCAGTAAAGGCGTTGTTCAATACAGAAGCGCCCTTGACTTGCTTGGTGTTAGCCATTGAACGAGCCAATGCCTTGGTGTAACGGCCTGACAGACGGTCGTAGAGGTTGTCCTCAACGGCTTCTTCTGTCAATGCGAACGCCATAGCGATGGTTTCGTGTGTGTAGCGAGCTGTGAACGATTCGATAGCGTTGTCATATTGCAAGCCAGCACCCTCAGTTTTCACTGGAGCAGTGCCGAAGCCTGTCAACATAACTTCTTCTTCGAATGCACGGTCAGAAGTCTCAATTGCAAAGATTTCTTCGTGCTCGTTTTCGTAGCGCTTGTACTCCAAACCGAACAAAGCGTTCAGGCCGGGCTCTAGTTCTTTAACTAGTTGGGAACGTGTAATAGCCATGATTATGCTCCGTCAGATGCAACACCGACGCTACCGTATTGGTGTTGGTTAAGTTTCACAACTACGACAGCGTAGTTACCAAATGCATTCTCAGGAGATGTGTCGATACCGACAATCTTGAAAGTTAATGCGGCGGTTTTGTCAATAGTGGCAGAGTCCAAAGACCCATTTGACACACCAGACGTTGTGCTACCAGTAGTGGAAGCAGTTGGGTCAGCGTTCTTACCGATGTTAGCTGCAACGACAGAGCCGCCCGCTTGAATCAAGAACAATTGACTTGGATCATCCAACACTTCACAAATAATGATGCCGTTCTCGGTTGTGATACTACCGGGGTAGTAGTTCTTCCAAGTTGGCTTATTTGCACGGGTTGGGTCGTTGTACTGAACACCGTTGAAGACGCCTGTTGGGGCGGCATGCGTAGATGCGTTGTACTTAATGATGTAACCATCATATACGACGACTAGGTCGCCTTGATAGATGGCTCCGGCCTGACCGTTAGCAATCGAGTAGCCATACTGCTTTTGAGCACCAGTGGCTGACAAGTTACCAACAGGACGCAGACCAAAAGGCTTATTTACGTTTGCCATTTGTAGCTCCTACAAGTTGTGGTTATCAACCTTGCGGTTGACGGAATGTTGTGCGCGAGCTCCGCTCTGGAGATTGGATTCGCATCGAAGAGTGTGCGTTTTCACGCATTAACTCGTTGTCCACAGCAGTCAACTGATCCTGAGCCTTCTTACGGAAATATTCAGAACGCTCTTTTATGGTTTCCTTGGGGATTCTTGCAAGCAAGAGACCACCAACAGAAATCACACCAGCGTGCTTTCCGTCCTCTACTGTAGGAAGCATGTCCTGATATTCTTCAGCTACTTCCTCTAAGCGAACGAGTTCATAACCTTCGCGCAACTTAGAGTAGACGTTTTGTTTGTCAGAGTGGCCGTTGACTTCTGCACGAATCCAACGGTGCTCATAACCTTCAGGGGCAGGAGGCGCGTCAAGACGTGAAGGGGGTGCCCATGGCTTGCGTCGCTCTTCTTTAACACGACCAGTCGTGTTGCGGGATGCGCGATCGATAGTAAGTTCTTTGCTCATGTTTTACTCCTTTACGTACTTGGCATATTCCTCGAGAGGAACGCCCAGTTTTTTTGCAATAGCAACCTGACTCGGCGATAACCGGACAGTTCTGCGCGCACTATTTATTCCCGAACTACGGGTTGCAGGTGCAACAGCTGGCGCGGAACGCTGTTGTCTGGTGTTTTGGTTGGACGATTGCTCGCCCGCAAAGTGCTTCGGAAATTCATCACGAAGTCTTCGGTCCAGCTCAGTATAGTACTCTTCTGAGTCGGGTTCAACCCCCTCCTCTTCAACAAGAGACTGATGAATACCCCAAGCACCGTATGTCAGCATACGGTTTTGGCCATACCAAGTGTTTCTAGCCGCCCAGTCTTCCGCTTTTGCGCTAGGACGAGGCTGCTGTGGAGCGGCCTGCTGGGGCTGTGGAGCGTACTGCTGCTGCACTTGTTCTTGATTGCTTTGTGGACGGTCCTGCAACCAACCAGCAACTTGACGCTGCTCTTGAACCAAAGCCGACAAGCGCTCTTGCGCTTCCAACTCCGTGTTCATGTCATTCTCTTCACGCGCCTTCATGATGATCTGGCGCAGCTGAGTCTGCTGCGTATCCAAGCGAGCTTTTGCCTCAGTCAGGCGGCTAAAGTCCGTCTGAACCAGCTTTTGCTGGAGCGACTGAGTCTGCGACTGCAGGCCTTTGGCGTACTCCACAGCTGCTTGTTCACGGCGCTCGGCTTCGCGCATGCGAGCAGTCAACTTGGAGATGCGTTTTTGCACCGCGTCGTTGACTGTCTCTAGCTCACTGCGAGTGTCGTTTTGTTCGGCGGGCGTTTCAGCTGCCTGTACTTGTTCGTTTTTACCGACGTTTTCATCATTCTCGACTGAGACATCGGTGGCCTTTTCATCGGCACCAAGGTCAAATTCAAGCTGGTCATCGTTCATTAAGTTTGTTGCCATTGCTCACCTCACATATGCAGAATGTCTTCTGGGTCTTTTATCGTGGCCAGAATCTCATCATCGTTCAAGATGCGAATCTCACCTCCGTCAATAGCCATACGCGCACCCGCGTAGCGGCCAAAGATTATCCAATCGCCCTCCTTGCACCAAGGACCAGTAGGAAATTTTTCCTTATCTTGGTATGCAAGATCGCCTACGGCTAAGACGTACGCGCACGTAGTCGTCAGTTGTTGGCGTTCCAGAGTTTGATCAGACAATTCAATACCGCCCTTGGTCTTGCGAGCACCACGGTACGGCAACACAATTACGCGCCAGCCAGTG